TAATTAAATTTTTAAGTGTAAAGTAACAATCCGTTTGACTTAATTAGTCAAGAAAAAAGTGGAATAAACATTCATACGAAGCAAAAGTAAGAGAACGATTAGGTACTCCTACTACTTGGAGAGATGTTTTAAATGTAAAATTCTCCAATAATAGGACTATTACTGGTTCTTATATGTCAACTGAACCTGATGTTCAAACTGGTACTCGTGGTACAGCTTACACTTACCAAGATGCTGATTTGACTGAAGAAGTATTGACTATTGACACTTATAGAAATCTACCTGTTTTCATTGATGAAGCAGATAGAGCACAGCAAACCTATTTAGGTGCTATGGAAATTGCTGAATTTCAAGGTGAAAAGATTAGTGAGTATCTTGAAGCTCAATTCCTTGCACAACACTCTAGTTTTACTGATTTCGGTCTTACTGACTTAAATGGTGGTGCGGCTGATGATACAACTGAAATTACAGTATCACCTGCCAATATTGACGATATTATCAGGGCTATTAAGAGAAAGCAAAATGCTAATAACCTTGTTAATAAAGCTGTTAAATTTGGTCGGTATATTGTATGGCGTGCTGTTGACTTTGAAATGCTAGAGGCTTTCGTCCAGGCTGGGATTAAATCCAGAGGTCTGGTTAAATTTCTACTGATTAATGGGGAAAACCTAAGGCGTAAAGCTATGGCAACCCTCAGCAAGCAGGCTACAGGTGTAGCTGTGCAGCTGCAGAGACTGAGTGTAGAAACTCCTTTTTTAGGGGAAGCGACAGTCCGAACTGCGTAAAAATACGTAGAGATAGACAGAAATGCTCTATCCGTTCCTTGAAAACTTAATTAAGAAACGCTTGACACGAAGCATTTGTTCATATATAATACATACATAATATATAAATAAAAATGTATGGACAAAGAAAAACTAGAAAAAAAACGAGCTTATGACCGTGAATGGAAACGGGAACAAAGAATAAAAAATCCAGATAAAGTAAAAGCAAAACGAAGAGAAAGATATTACAGAGAAAAGAAAGACCCTGAAAAACTAAAAAAACGACAAGAGTATATGCGAGAATATCGGAAAATATGGGAAAAGAAAAATTATGAAAAACGGTTAAAGTATCGTAGAGAATGGATGAGAGAATACAATAGAAAAAATGCTAAAGAGATTTATAGGAAAAGAAGAGAAAGACCATATGAAAAACTTGCTGCTACTATGCGAAGTCGGATATATGATTATCTAAAACACGGATATAAATCAGTTAAATCTGAAGAATTGATTGGGATTACTTGGAAAGAATTAAAAGTATATCTTGAAAAACAGTTCAAGCCAGGAATGACTTGGGATAATTACGGTTTCTATGGTTTCCATATTGACCATATAATTCCACTTTCAAGTTTTGATTTAACTAATATAGAAGAACAAAAAAAAGCGTTTCACTACACTAATTTACAACCCTTATGGGCAAAAGAAAATATGCAAAAGGGTTCAAAAGTGTTAATTAAGTTTAAGGAAAAGTAACAAAATTGAACGGATTCAACACAGCTGATATGGCACTAAAGAATGGTATTGCTCCTGAAAAAGCATTCCATTATATGGGCGTAGACCATTACTTGTCAAACTCACACACAGCAAATCATGTAATTGCTGGTGTTAAGAAGTGTGTTGATTTAGGTATTTTGACTGCTACTTGGGGTAAAGTTAAGATGATTGAAGAACCAAATAATGTATCTGGTCTTGGTATTCCAAGTCGTGTTGATTATGGTTGGGATGTACCTGCACAGCTTACTGAAGCAACCATGGATGTAAATGTCAGCTAACCATTGACATTAAGGTCAATATAAGCTACGAACATTAAATAATAATTTATTATTCCTATCGGACGGACACTTCAGACCGTCTTGTCCGATAAGGTCTGAAAATAATATGAAAAAAGGAACAAAACACACAGAAGAGTCAAAGAGAAAACTATCAAAAGCTCATAAGGGTAAACATCATTCTATTGGAACAGAATTTAAAAAAGGAATGGTATCTCCAAGGAAAGGTAAAAAACTATCAGAATAAACAATAGAAAAAATTAAATTGACATTGAAAACTCGTGATTTTAATGGAAAGAACAACCCAGCTTATGAAAAAATTATTGTCCTGACGAAAAACACTGGAATTGGAAAGGTGATAAAGTTGGTTATATTGCTTTACACGATTGGGTTATTTTAAAATTAGGACAACCAACTAAGTGTGAATGGTGTAAAAAAGATGAATTAACTGGAAGACAGATACATTGGTCTAATATAAGCGAAGAATATAAAAAAGATATAAATGATTGGGAAAGGTTGTGTGCTAAATGCCACCATTTAAAAGACAAGACAGGAAAGAATATTAACCATTATATTAGAATATTAAAACATTAGACTACGAATATTAACTTAAAAATATGAAACTATCATCACCAGTAGAACAAGACGGACTAATAGAAGAAATAACTCGTATTACGGGTGCTACTATTGCTGTTTACACAAACCGAGCTAGAGTATCACGCCTAAACAACGCCTTAGACAAATATTGGGCGTTAGCTTCTGACTCTGCTCCAAAGGGTACTTTTGACGATGTTAATAATTCAGACGCACCATTAGAAACACAAAACTTAGTTAGTGGCACTAATAAATATAAGATTTCTGACTTTACTAATGAGATATTACAGATTTTAAGAATATCGGTTTTACAAGATGATGCTACTGAAATGGATTTAAGAAGAGAAGAGTTTGATAGCATTCGTGAGTTTGATACCCAATACTCAACTGATGCAGACACTCGTGGTGTTCCATCTTACTGGACTAAACGGGGTGATTTTATTTATTTAAGTCCAACTCCTAATTACTCTGAGACTAATGGACTAAGAGCTTATGTTAATCGGGAGCTTTCTAAGTTTGCTTGGACTACTGTAACTGTTGATGCTGGTACTGATGTTTTCGCTTCTACTGCTCATGGATTATTGGCTGGAGATTCAGTAATATTTGAAACAGACGGAACTATCCCAACTGGTATAACTGCCGATACTAAGGTTTATTATATTATTGCTTCAGGTTTAACTGCTGATGCTTTTAAGGTATCAACTATACTAGGTGGTTCTACTATTGATGTAACTAATGCTCAAGCTACTAGCAACCATAAATATACCAAAGTTTCAAAGATACCTGGAATACCTGTAATTCATCACGACTATTTAGCAAGAGAAGCTAGTGTGCCTTTTCTATCAGAAAACAAACTAGGACAATACGGAACTATTAAAGGCGAAGTATTAAATGATGAAAAAATGATTATGAACTACTGGCAGAACAGAGGTAGAGAACTTTCAACTGTAATACGACCCAGTAGAAGAGTATATAAATAAATAAAATAATATGGCAAATAAAAAAGAAGACTTAAAACAAGAAGACAACAAGATTATGTGGTATAACGGCAAGAAATGGCTTGTTAAAGAAACTTGTTATGAAAGAGGAGCAACTGCTCAAAACAAAAATCTAGCTAAGAAAAGGTTAAAAGAATTAAATGGCGGAAAATAAACCACTTATAGTTGAAGCTCCAAGAGAAGGTATTGCTGCTTCTCCCCATGTTGGATTTGGTAATATGAGAAATTTAGATATATTCTCTATTCCTGGTATTGTTAAATTAAACCGCATATTAGAAAAGAAGACTGCCACTACTGTTACTGACAGAGTTAATTGGATGGTTAAAAATCAAGCATCTCCTGCTAATATATATGCTATTGATAAAGATGGTGTTGTTTATAATTCTGCTGATAGTGGTGCTACTTGGGCTTCATTATCTGATAGAGGTGGTGTTGGACAAGGTTTAGCTGTTTGGAAAGATTATCTATTTGTAGCTGTTGGTTCAAGTGTTGATGTTTACGGTCCGTTATCTGGTTCAGCATCTTGGTCAACTGGTTGGCAATCAATAGACAGCGATAGTTCTTTGCAACCAATGCTTGTATCTAAACTTGATGGGAAACTTTATATAGGAGCTGATAGATATATAGCTTCATTAGCAGAAGTATCAGGTCAGAACTTTGCACCTGGAACGGGAGCTACTTTTAGTTGGACTCAACAAGCACTAGATTTACCAGAAGATTATAGAATTAAATGTCTAGCTGAACAAAACAATTTCTTAATGATAGGTACTTGGATTGGTGCTAATGA